AGCTTCTCGTGAGAGCGAGCAAGGCGGCGGTCAAGGGCGAGGACTACATGGCGCGGCTCAAGGCCGTCGGCCTACAGGCGCAGAACATCGTCAAGGAATACTTCGAGGACCCGAGCAACGGATGGGCCCCTAACGCGCGGAGTACGATCGAGGGGTGGATGTCTCCGTGGGGTGTCTTCTACAAGGGCAAGGGCTCAGACAAGCCCCTGATCGACACAGGCGCTCTTAGACAGAGCATACATTTTACGATTGACGGGGTGATGCAAGCATGATCAATTTATCCGCTGTGGTGAACAACCCCGATCTCACCTACGACATCACGATACAGCGCGCGACAGGCGGCTACCTCGACAAGTCAGTTTACAAGACCGACCCGCCGACGCGCTTCATCGTCACGGGCGTATTTGACCCCGACTCCCTGAAAGAGATCACGCCGACGCCCGAGGGTAGCCGCGGGACGGGTAGCATCAGCTTTATGTGCAACGAGTCCGTCGAGCTCTACACCACGCACAACCTTGCGGACGGCAACGACATATCCGACCAGATCATACTCAACCCGGGCGCGTCCTACGAGGCCGCCTACCGCATCGTATCGGTCAACGCCGCCTATGGCATACGTGTCGTGCAGGCGCAGAGAGTCGGTGCTGTATGAGTACATACTCGACCCTCATGGACTTCCTCTTCACAGAGACGATCAAGATGCTCGCAGGAGCAACAAACGCGCCTGTGCTCGTCACGAAGACTTTCGGTGGCATCGCAAGGCAGGTGTGTGAAAATGTCCTGCCCTTCTATCAGCCTGCGGGCGCAGGCGGGCTCAAGAACGTACACGACGACGTCGTGTTCTTCAATGTCACGTACACGGATGACCCCTACAACAAGCAGGTCGAGTCGGTGTACGATGGGAACGTGGACAACGCCCTGACGACCGTGTCTATGCAGTTCACGCGCGCTCTTCGCGTCTCGTGGACCTGTTGCGGTGACAACTGCTACGAGTGGGCCGAACGGCTCCGCATCATGTTGTTTGACGCCGACGTCCGAACGGACTTCGCCGCGCAAAACATATCGCTCATACCCACCGTCAACGAGCCCGAATTTGCCCCCGAGATACTGGGGCAAGAATGGCTCCATCGGTACGACCTATTTGCCAATTTTTACCAATCAGCAAGCCTCGTAAAAACACAGCCCGCGGTGTACGCGGCAAGAGTCATCATAGAAACAAGTGAAGGAGTTGAAGCGATATGCTAGGTCTTGGAAGTTTCCTGACCATTACCACAAACACCCCGTCCGCGTCAGTTCAGGCGGCGGACTTCTCCCTCGGGCTCATCATCTCAAAGAATACCGTTATTACAACCTTGGAGCGCGTGCGGATATTCAACTCAGCGGCAGAGCTGATCGCGGCGGGCTTCGCCTCGGACAGCGCAGAGGTGAATGCGGCAAATTTCTACTTCGGCCAGAATCCGAGCCCCGCACAGCTCGCGGTCGGCGTTCAGGCGGCGACAGGTGAAACCTGTCTGCAAGCGCTCACCCTGTGCCGTCAGACTAACATTCAATGGTTCGCAGGCGTGTTCCTCGGCGCAGTCAAGGCCGACGTCGTCGCTATGGCGGCCTACGCGGAGACGGCCTCCCCGTCAATGGCTCTGTTCTATACGACAGCCGACGCGGACATCCTCACAGGCACCGCAGGCAACGTCGGATTGACGCTCAAAACCGCAAAGTACAAAATGACTTTCGGTATGTACTCCACAACCGTCGACGCCGCCGTCGCTGTCATGGGCTACGTGTGCGGCATCTCCAAGTCCGCCTCATTCGACCTCAAGTTCAAGTCCCTCGTCGGTGTGGCATCCGAAGCTCTAACGGCCACGCAGGTCGTAAACATCACCGCGGCAAACCTGAATTTCTATACCACGTATCTCGGCTCGTACACGTTCCTCGCGAACGGTGTCACCGCAAGCGGCGCGCACGTCGATGAGATCATCGGTATCAACGTCCTTCAAGCGGCTATTCAGAGCGGCATCATGTCCGTGCTGACATCCAACACCAAGGTCCCGTTGACCGACACAGGTATGTCGATCATCACCACGGAGATCGCCAAGGCCTGCGAGCAGTCACGCGTCATGGGCTTCATCGCGGCGGGCACATGGGCGGGCGGTACGGTCCTCGGGCTGAAGAACGGCGACGCACTGCCGAACGGCTACTCCATTCAGGCAGAGTCCGCGTCAACCCTGTCGCTGACCGACAGAGCCAACCGCTCGGCTCCCGACGTCTACGTATGCATCACGCTCGCCGGGTCGGGCGAATCGTTCGCGATCAACGTGAACGTACAGGAATAGGAGGGCCTAAATTATGTCTGAAGCATCTGTATATTCTTTCGCTGACGTAACCGTCAGCATCACGCACCCTCTCAAAGGCGCGAAGATCGCCGACGGCCTCGGCATCGGCAAGGTCTCCACGGATTTCACCGATGACCTGACAAACAGCGACCTCGGTGCCGACGGCTCTGTAATGGTCACAAAGATCAATTCACAGCGCGGCACTGTTGACCTCGACATTCAGCAGACCTCTTCGCTGAACAAGTGGCTGATCGACCTTGCCAATGCGGTCGTCGCCGCGCCTGCGGCCTCGTGGGCGAGCACGACCATTACCATTCAAGAGAAGTTCCCGAACGGCATCACGACAACGGCTAGTAAGGTCGCTCTCGTGAAGAGACCCTCCCGTGAGAACGGCCAAACTGGCGCGCACGTCACATGGCGCTTCTTCAGCGCTAACATGACGCAGGTGTAAGCTTATGGACTCCTGTGAATTTAAGGGTCGTACGTTCGTGTTCAAAGAGCCGACGCCCGCGAACGGGTGTGCGATACTCAACATGATCACGGCGTACCGGGTACCCTTCATACCTGAGAACTTTTTCGGCCTGTCGCTCTCGAAGGAGGTTATGCCTCCTGAGGCGCTTGACAAATACCTCAAGCTGTGCCTTCAGAACGTCTATGAGGACCTTGGCAAGGTCAAGGCCCCCGTCATTGACGCAGAGGGCCAGTGTGGCATCATTGACCCTACGGGGCCAATGTTCACCATGATCGTGTCCCAGTACGCAATTTTTTTCGGCGAATACTGGCGTCGCGAAAGCGACTAGCCTTCGTTCCAAGGCAAGCCAGTTACATGGCGGTGTCACCTGCGAACACGGACGCGGAGCTCTTCGCGCCTGTGTTGGCGGGCCACTGGAAACAGCACGAGCTATGGGACGGAACGTATACCTATAGCAACTTCCTTGACATCCTCGAAGTGATGCTCGTACAGAACGAGAATAAGTTCCGCGACTATGAGCACGCAAAGAGACGGGAGGCGACCTGATGGCAGAACATTACATTGAAGAATACCTCGTAGGCCTCGGCTTCAAGCTCGACAGCAAGGAGTTTAAGCTATACGAGAAACACCTCGACGAGCTCGAGAAGCGGCAGAAGAAGCAGACCGCGACGAGCAAAGAGGGTAATGAGCAGGATAAAAAAGATAAAGTAGCCCGCAAGACTAAGCTCGACGACGGCAAAAAAGAGCTTGACCTCCTGAAGGGCATGGAGACAACGGGCCGAAGCCTCGGCAAGGTCCTAGCCGACATCGCCAAGGGCAACCCGTTCGGCGCTCTGCTCTCTGGCGGTCAGGCCGCGGGTGGCTTCATTAACTTTCTAAAGTCTCTCGGCGGCGCTACGGACCTGAAAGTCGGGTCTTCATCTTTTAAAAATCCATTCCAAGACCCTAAGACTGCAGAGGCGAATAAGCCCCCCGAGTCTCCAAAGCCTAGCCCGCACACGGGCGGGTCTATGCCACCCGTCGCAAAGGTGGGCAAAGGCGCTCCTACAGGGGCCGCGGCAGGCGAAGACGCGGCTCTCGTCGATGGCGCGGCGGGTGGGGCCGGTGCAGGCGGCGCAGGAGCTCTCGCAGGAGCAGGCGCGGCCATAGGCGTGGCCGCCATAGTTGTAGCAGTCATCGCGCTCATGGCGGCTCTCGCCGTGAAGACTGAGCAGGTCGGGCAGGCCTTGGCTGACGTGAATACGAACATCGAAACCATGTCCCGAAAGCTGTGGATTTCAGACTCGGCCGCATGGAAATTACAAATGACACTTACGGCGATGGGCAAGTCGGTGAGTGATCTCGGCGACATCGCGCTCAATCCCGTGCTTCATAAGCAGTTCGAGGAGCTACAGGCGTATCAAGAGAAAATGTTGACGCTCCCGGCAAATTTCAAGCAACAAAACGAGGACTGGTCAAACTCCGTAGGCACTGCGAACATGAAGCTGAAGGAAACTTTAGGCTACACGGCCCTCCTCGCGGGCTCTAAAATACAGGAGAAGCTCGCCAAACCCTTTGCTGACCTGTTCAACACTCTTACGAACATTGTTCTTGTCATGGACCACCTTCTCGGGCTCACGCCTCCCGCGGGCAGTACGACGGGCCTAGGCAAGGGTCTCAATGGAACGACCGCCGTGACGGGCCAAAACGGGGCGGCGCTCTTCGCGCCTCAGAGCTCGAGTTACTCAAGTTCATCGGCGTCCACAGTATTCAACAATAATCCTCACATCGAGGTGCACACGGCGGCCACAGACGCGCAGGGCACCGCGGCGGCGGTGGGCGCGGCTCTCGGGTCCTCGCTCAATCATGCGGCTCTAATGCAGTCCGTGCAGGGCCAGAATAGGTAGGTGATAACATGGCAGGCGTACGCGAAGTCAAAAGCGCGACCTATTTTCGATCAAGCATCGGCGGCTATTTCTTTGACGTGGTCTTCCGTGAAAACTACGTCTTCACGAACGAGATCACACAACACCCCGTGCAGAGCGGCGCGGCCATCAACGACCACGTCTATCGTAAGCCTACGGAGATCACCTTCGACGTGGCCGTGTCGGACTGCTTAGGCAGTGTGGTCAAGGGCCAGTTTGATAAGCTCTCGAGCCGCTCAGCGACGGCTCTTGCCATATTCTTTCAGCTATGGTCCGCGGCACTGCCCCTGCAAATAAACGCCTCAGTCGGCGGCGCGACCGTCAGCTACAAGGACATGGTCATAAAGACCCTGAGCATCACCCGCGACAAGACGACAATGAACGCGCTACGCATGACTATCATGCTTCAGCAGGTCATCCGCGTGAACGCCACGACCGTAGCGCTGACAGAGACCTCAACGGTGACAGATACAACCCCTCCCGCGGCGAGCTCAGACCCGCACACGACGGGGGCCACCACAGGTGGCCGTGTTGCCGCGACAACAGTTCAATCCTCGACGCCCTATGCCCCGACGAGCGTCGCGACATACTTCGAGGGCCTTGTAGACTTCTGGACAACAGGAAAAGGCGCATGGTGGGCGGGCAAGTAAGGAGGCACCTATGATCTCAGTCATCTATCTGACAAACAATCCCAATCAGACATTCACAGTGACACTGCAAGGCGAGAGCCGAAGCATCTCGCTCGTGATCACGCTGTCATATAACGCCTTCGCGGGCTACTGGGTCATGGGCATCCTCGACGCGACGCACACGCCTCTCGTCATAGGAATACCGATGCTCTGCGGCTATGACCTCCTCAGACAGCTTCAGCACCTCAACATCGGCTCGGCGGCGCTCTTCAACGTGGGCGCTCCAACCGTCGAGTATCCAGACAGCACGAATCTCGACAAGTTCGTGCTGACGTGGAGGCTGATCTGATGCTTGAGACCGAAGGCGTAG